TTCTTCTGTACCCATGCTGGCATTTTTGTCATTGCCCAGTCTTTAACTGGTGTTCTGTTATATCCATCAACAACAACGACTGTTCCATCTGCCTCTCTTGCAAGCTGATCTTTACTTATGCGAGATAAAACATATTGAGGGTCATGTACAACATCAGCAAGTGCTGTTACCGCTGGGGCTTCAACTTCAAGCTGTCTCTGCCTAGCCTCTAGCTCTTGTATTTTTTTATTCTTAGCCTCTTCAGCATCACGATACTGCTGTGCCTGTTTAGCAATCGCCTCATCATATCTGCCCTTTGCTTCAAGCTCTTCTTTTTCTTTTTGTTGTTTGAAAGCGATCAGAGCATCTACATCAACATCTGGTGGTACAGCTTTTGCTGCCTCCTTTGCTTTTTTGTAGTCATCTAAAATTTCTCTGTTGCTTTTTCTGAGTGCTTCAACTTCTGCCATCAACGCTGCTGTATCTACAGGTGGATTTGGTTTGATTGGTTCGTCAGCCATAAATAAAAAATTAACAATTATTTACAATACTAACTCCACTTGCTTCTGTTTGCCCAAAAAGCTGCTGACATTTTGCCTTTTGCAATATTTTTAGCGTGTCTAGCCTTGAAACTGCGTCTTTTTGCCTTATCTGCCTCTGATTCTCCTTTTCTTGGCGGTTTTGTATCTGCACCCTGCTGTCCAAATCTTATTAATTTTACTTTGTCACCTTCTTTCGCCAAAACTACATGAGACTTTGTTGGATGTGATGGGGTTCTTTTTGGTTTGTTAAAACCAGACAATCCAAACCTTTTCAGTCTTGGGTCACTCATTTGCCCTTCCTCTTCATTGCCATATTGTGTGCTTCAGTAAAAGAAACCCCTTCTCTCATCTTGCGTTTCATATATTCCATGTGAGCCTTTGTGTGACCATGAGCCTTTTGGTGCTTTGCAAGTGTGTTCTTTTGTCTGGTAGTGAGTTTCATCTTCTTTTCTGGTATTTGTTGTAGATAGCTGCGTCTACTGTTCTTGCTTTATCGCCTCTCATGTAACTGTTGACCCTTCCAAAAGACCAAGCTTGCATAGTGACATTTCTTGAGCCACCAGATAAATATGCCCCTTGCCCCTTGCGGTAAACCTCTGCAAGTTCACCATAA